TAATTTTGTAGGAGACAAAGAGGATTTTCACTTAGATCAACAAGGTTATGAACTTTACAATCAAATAGGTGACGATGCTTTTTTTGAGAATAAAAAATATGATAAAAAGTTAAGAAAGGAATTTCAGGTTAAAAGGGATTTAAAAAAAGAAGTTGAACATTTTAATAATTATGCTTCAAGTCATGCAGAATATATTTTTGTTCATGATGATTTGCAAAGAGGGTATGAAATAAATAATTTACCTAAATTACCAATTGTAAGAATACCAAAAGAAGTACCTTTATTTGAAGCCTTAACAATAATGGAAAGAGCAAAAGAATGCCATGTAATTAGTTCAGCTTTTGTTTGTTTACTTCAATCAATGCCAAGCCTTAACTCAAATGTAACTGTTCACACATCTGTTCGTAATAGTTATTTAGAATCATATTTTAAAAATGATGGATTAAAAACTTTATAATGGAAACACCAGGAACTTTAATAGACAAACTGATTACAGTTGATTTAAAAATGTGGAATAACCAGGAAGCTCTTTATGAAATCAGGCGAATGAGTTATGATGAATTTTACCAAAAATATAACGGTAATGAAGAACTTTATGCTATTTTAAAAAAAGCATGTGATTTAAATGTTCAACGTAACTCTTTGATTTATGAATTAGATAAGCTATTTGAAAACCTAACAGGAAAAGAAATGGCATTTAATCCACATAAAACATATTGATGGAGCTTGCACTTTTAAATATGTATTTAGAAAGCGGATTGACACCTCAGCAATTTTATGACTTAATAAAAGAAATAAACGAGAGACTATACTACGAAAACATAAATCAATGATACAACTTTTAGCAACTACTTACATACTGGCAAAATACATACCTAAGCCTAAACTATTAATGAGAAAACCATTGACGTGTCCTTTATGCTTAACTTATTGGAGCTTCTTAATTTACCAACTAATAAACTTTACAACTTATTTTGATTTATTGACTATTCCTTTTACCTTTGCTTTATTGGCATCACTAATTGAACAGATAAACGACAGGTACTTATTATGATTCCACAAAACATAGCAGAGCAGTTAATTAAATGGGAACAGATGGGTAAGAACTATTCACCTACATTTAATTGGACTGAACTAAATGATTTAGCTATAAAGAGTGGAAACAAACCTTTTAACTTAGGATGTGGAGATTGCAGAAAACAATTACTTGAATACTTACTTGCAGTTATAAAAGATGGAAAATAAATTAGCGATAACAATATTTTTAAAATATAATATACCTACAAAACAAACTAAAGAATTAAAAGATAAATTTGTTAAAGCATATAATACAGAAAATGTAATTATATTAATAGGTATGGAAAAACAAACTATTTCAATTACTAATTTGGAAACAAATGAAACTATTGTAATATAATGGAAACAGTAAATAACCCAAAACACTATGGTGGAGATACAACCTATGAAGCTATTAAAGTAATAGAAGCATGGGAGTTAAACTTCCATTTAGGCAATGTAGTTAAGTATATTAGCAGAGCAGGTAAAAAAGACATCACAAAGACAAAAGAAGACCTTTTAAAAGCTAAATGGTATTTAGATAGATATATTGGTACTTTATAAAAGAAAGTAGTTTAAAATGCAAATAAATGAACAAAAACGAACCATCGAAGCTAAAAAGGCATTACTTGAAGCATTAGAGAAACATTTGGGCATTGTAACACCTGCATGTAAAGAAAGTGGACTATCAAGAACACAACATTATAAGTGGTTAAAAGAAGATAAAGAATACAGACAGGCAGTAAAGGAACTTGAGAATGTTGCTTTAGATTTTGCAGAGTCAGCTTTGCACCAACAGATTAAAAAAGGCAATCCACTAAGCACAATGTTCTATTTAAAATGTAGAGCAAAGAAACGTGGTTACATTGAACAGCATGAGGTAAAAGTTACAGGTAATATGAAATTCACAGCAGACTTTGGCGAAAGCAGTACTATACAATCCTCACAAGAATCAGAAGAAAATACATGATAGCATAAATAAAGAAAACCATAAATACTACGTTATAAACATAGGTAGGCAGTTTGGTAAAACTTTATTAGCTATTAATCAAATGTTATTTTGGGCTTTAAATAATAAAGGCATTAGAATAGCATGGGTAAGTCCTATTTATAAACAATCTAAAAAAGTATTTGACGATTGCTTTAAGGCATTTGCAAAGAGACCTGAAATTTACAGAAAGGTTAATCAATCGGAGTTAGTACTTGAATACATCACAGGTTCAACAATTCAATTCTTTAGTGCTGAGAGATACGATAACATGCGAGGTTTCACATTCGATTACTTGGTATGTGATGAGTTTGCATTTATGGATGAGAAAGCATGGACTGAAGTATTAAGGGCCACAGTATTGGTAAAAGGCAAAAAGGTTTTATTAATAAGCACTCCAAAAGGTAAAAACCATTTTTATAAAATGTATCAATTAGATGGGATAAACGAGCAGTACAAGTCATTTACAATGACATCGTATCACAATCCAATGATTAATCCAAAAGAGATTGACGATGCTAAACTTACTTTGCCTGACATGGTATTTAGGCAAGAATACTTAGCGGAGTTTGTTGATGGCACTGCAACACTATTCAACAATCGACAAATTGTCGACAGTAAAGCAAATGGTAGAGCATTTGCCGGTATTGACTTAGGCAGAGCAGACGATTACTCAGTGCTATCTATATTCAATGAAAAAGGCGAACAGTTCTACATTGAACGTTGGAGACATACTGACTGGCAAAGCATAGTTAAGAATATAGCGCAAGGATTAAGGACAAATTTTGTCCAAACTGCATTAGTTGAGGTTAACTCAATTGGTGATGTTATATTTGAAATGCTGCAAAAAGAATGTGCAAGTTACTGTACTATTGAACCATTCGTTACTACAAATCAGAGCAAAAAGGAAATAGTTGAAAGTTTAATCGTGGCAAATCAAAACAAAGAGGTTAAATTCTTAAATGTGGATTGGTTAGAAAAAGAACTTGAAATGTTTACCTATGAATACAACCCTAAAAGCAGAGTAATAAAGTATTCAGCACCTTCAGGATTCCATGACGATGGTGTTATGGCTACATGCTTATCTTTCCATGCTTACACTAAATACAAAACAGGCAGATACACACTATTATAAAACAAAGGTACTTTTAAATATGATGACAATTACAATACCAAATACATGGCATGAAATATCAATAGATAAGTTTCCATTGATATACGATATTGTTAAAGATAAGGATATTGACCCTATCGATAGAGAAATTAGAGTGATTTCAATCATAGCTGATATTCCTGTGGCCGATGTTGAGAAAATAAGAATAGATCAACTAAAAGAACTTATCAAGTCAGTAAACTTTATTTTTCAAATGGAGTTTCCTAAGGCAGTTGAGATGTTTAAGCATAACGGGTATAGATGGATTGTAAACTATGACATTAGTAAACTTAGTGCAGGAGACTTTATCAGTTTAGCTAAGTTAACAGAAAGCGAAGAAAGTATAATTAGCAACTTGCCACAATTAGTAGCAATGTTTGTGAAGCCTTATAAAATAAGCTGGTTAAAGTACAAAGAAATTGAAATGGATTACATTCAAAGGGTTGAGCATATCAAAAGCATGAATGTTGGAATAGTTTATCCTTTATGTGTTTTTTTTTGCAAAGTTATAGAGGGTTTGTATCCAAGTATAGAGGATTATTTGGTAAATCAAATGAAAGAAGCGAGGGAGTTGATACAGAGCGAACTGAACAACAAAAACACTTAGATTATTGGAGTTGGTATGTTACACTTGACAATTTAAGCGGTAAGGATAGAACAAAGTGGGATTTCTTTTTAAACATGAATGTGGTATCGTTTTTAAACTATTTAAGTTACATTAAAGACAGAAACAAATGGCAACAGGGGTATTAAAAGATGAAATATCAAAAGTATTAGATGAATATATAAATAAAATTGAAGAAGGCGGTACTGTTGATCAATCCGTTTTAAAATTCATTAAACGAGTTAAAGATAACATTGTTAAGTTTGGATTCGATGCAAGTGGAAATTTAATGCAATCCATTACACCACTACCAACTTCAGTTAATGGCAACATAGTTAAGATTACGATTGAAATTGAAGATTATTGGAAAGACCTCGAAGAAGGTACTAAGCCAAAAGGATATTCAAAAGAAAAGAGAAAAAAGTTACAACCAAGAATATTAGATTGGATTAATAATAAACCAGCGCTACAAAAAATAGCAAACACTCAAGAAGAAAGAAGGTCATTGAGTTATGCAATAGCTACTAACATATTAAAGAACGGAACTATAAAACGTTTTGGGTATAAAGGAAAGAAATTCCTAACAATAGAGATTCCACAATTAGAAAAAGACATAGTTAAAGATTATCAACCATAATGGCACTAACACTATACAATACACCTAACAGCTACGCACCAGCGTACAATCAAATGATATTTACTTTGAGTTCTACTAATGTAGCTCAATCTAATTTTAGATACATAGCAGATATTTATGTAAATGGTTCAAGTGATTACACACGTTTAGAAGTGGGAAAGAATCCAAATAATGGATACGGGACATTTGATGTAAGCGGAATAATACAAAACTTTCTTACAAGTGATGCTGAAGATAACACAACTACATTTAAACAATGTGGAAACTCGATAGCATCTTATATCATTCAATTTGGTGAGCAATACGGGGCAAGTAGTGGAATTACTAACTACACAAACCTTACATCAAGTAGTGGTTATGCTTTTAATGGAGTATTTGAACCGAATAACTTTTTAACCTTTGCTACAAACACGTATGTACTTCAAAACAGCTCAAGTCAATTCTTAACGGACCAGCCAACATTTAAAACGATAACAGGTGAGAAAATGGCTTTTGGATTTATGACTGATGCAGTTAATGAAGGTTATAATTTAGAGATAGTAACTTACTATGATGAAGGTACTGTCTTTAATACAGTTAGAGTACAGAATCCTTACGCTTCATTAAGTAATAGAGCAGATAGGTCAATTAATGTTAGAGTTGATTACGATTGGATTAATAGCTTAACAAATCCTGACTTATCATTTGGTAGCTTACCAATATTTGTAACTAATTGGGAATATTATGAAGTGAAGATAAAAAATAGTGCAGGCACAGTAGTAAGTGAAACAATAAGAATATATCCAGGTGAAATTTGCAGTAAATACGAACCTATACGTTTTAAGTTTATGAATAATTATGGTAAGTACGATTATTACACTTTTACAGGTGCAAAGACAAAAAGCACAAACATAAAACGTAATACTTACAAAAGCAATCCAAATCAATGGAGTGGCACTAACTACAACTACTCAACAACAAGCAGAGGTTTAAGCCAATATGAAACTATATTAGACGATACGATTACTATCAATAGTGATTGGATTACTCAATTAGAATCTATATGGTTAGAGCAACTTGTAACAAGTCCTGATGTTTATATTTATGAAGGGGCTAACTTAGTTTCAGTTAATATCACGAATGCAAACTACGAGACTAAATACGAAGCAAGTCAGCAACTATTTAACTTAGTTCTTTCATTTACCTATTCACAAAACAGAAAAAGACAACGCAGATGATTTTAACTAAAATTTATATCAATAACGAGCAAATAGACTTAACGGATGAAGTTTCAATCCCTCTTAACTTTAATATTGCAGATATACGTGAGCCTGAGAAACGTTCTACAACATGGAGCAAAACGGTTGTATTACCTGGCACTACTTTTAACAATGAATTGTTTTCAAATATATGGAATGTTAATGCAGTCATTAATAGTACAGGCACTA